GAAAAGGAAAAGAAAAAACGAATAGAACAGATCAGTAAACATCTTCATCCACATGATGATGAACCTGATCCTACTGCTTACATGGGGAATTATAATTTTCCTCAGATGTTGTTTGCTTTTTGCCTTGGATTTGTGACCATGTTTGTGTTGTCTATTAAAGAGATAGACAACTTTAAAGGATGTCCTTTACCCGAGTATTTCCAAAATGAATCACGTTCAGCTCCTGGTTAGACATATCATGCAAACTCCCTGGTGCTTAGGTGTCATGGGTATACTACTAGTATTTGTTCCCATCTTAGGAATGCACCTTGTCCATAAATATGGATGGGAGCATTGGGAACCTTTCGGAAAGAAACATGTATCGAGAGGAACACTTGCAGAAGAAGAGTGATGAATGTGCCAAGTTATGGCATGTATGGGAGCGATTGTGGAGAAAAAAGCTCTAGGGGCGCAAGATGCTAGGAAAGACTGGTGTAAATGTTGTGACGAATTCAGCATAATGTGTGCAGAAGAAGTAAAGAACAATCCTAGATACCAGGGGATAAGAATGAATATATCACATGAATCTCCTCCTCCGCCCATTAGAGAATCCAAATGATCCTGTATGGAGTGTAATTATTTCCATAATCATTCTCCTTATTGGAGTTGGTTATGTGATTGTACAAGTCCTTAACTATGACGAAGAGTAATGCCAATGCCTAGATCGCGATTGTCTAAAGTAGACATCCTTTCAAGAGTCTATAAACTAAAAACAGCATTATATAATGGTCAGCATCATGATAAAAATGGTGACTGGCATGATGGTGCTCACAGAGCTTTAAATGATGTGCTTGACATCATTGACGAATTCAGTAACTAATGTTAAAATCCCTGAAATGAAATACACTCACAATTACATGAAGATTTTTCTAGATACAGCTGACACTAATATCATCAACGAATACTTCAAAACTGGTTTGGTAGATGGTGTCACTACCAATCCTACTCTTATCATGAAGAGTGGTCGAGACCCAGAAGAAGTGTATCAAGAAATCAAAGATCTTGGTGTTCGTGACATCAGCATGGAAGTTGTTGGTGATGAAGGTCAAATGTATCGTGAAGGCAAGCGTCTTTATGAAAAATTTGGTGATGTATGCACCGTAAAGGTCCCTTGCACTCGTGAAGGACTAGCAGTCTGTAAATCACTCTCCGATCAGAATATCAAAGTCAATGTCACATTGATCTTCAGCGCCGCTCAGGCGATCCTAGCAGCAAAGGCTGGTGCAACATATGTCTCACCCTTCGTAGGACGCCTTGACGACCAATCTGTGGCAGGCCTAGAGGTTGTTCGTTCCATCTCTGAACTATATCGTATTCATGGTGTGAGAACTCAGGTTCTTTCCGCTTCTATTCGTAGCGTTCAACGTGCTGTTCGTTCGTGGTATAATGGAGCTGACATCTGTACCATGCCACCAAAAGTATTTGATCAGATGTATGATCACATTCTAACTGATAAAGGTCTAGAGATCTTTGACAATGATTGGAAAGCGGTCCAAAACCAAAATTGACTTTTAATTCCAAAAAGTCGGGGAAAAAATTCCCTGGCTTTTTTTCGCTCTGTAGGGTTTTTCAAAAATGACAAAAGGATTTGATATTGACGGAGTAGATGTAGAACTCCCTATTGAGGACATGACTCGTCTTCTCAAAAAATATAAAAAATTAAAGAAATATCGTAAATCAACACTTCACACAATTCAGAAGTTGAGTGGTAAAAAAACTATCATTGATGAATTGGAAGAAGAATCTAAAGATTTTGAGTAAACTGTATCACAAAATACAAAAGTACTTGACTAAATATGTCATGCGGTCTATAATGACCATACGTTCATCCAATGGTATCTCTACTATTGGCTTTCACCTTAGTCCATCACGATCCGTCACCCTATGGGTGGCACATGTCATGTGAAAGGTTTTTACAACTCAGAGTTGAGACACAGATGAGAGACGATCTCGATCAACGATCGAAATGGAATCTCATCCAGTATTTCAAATCAAAAGTTGAAGGGGAATGCAATGGTACATTTACCTGAGGACGCAAGTAAGTCGCGGAACGGAGCGTTCATCCCATGTTTGAATTACTTCTGTATTCAACGTTGACATGTCAGGATGCTGAATCCTTAATGTTAAGGATCAGCAAAAATAAGAATCTACCACCAGCAGTGGTTGTAGAACTTGTAGAAACCGTAAGGGAATCTGTACCTGAATGTCAATGGGACGCAAACGACTGAAGGAACGGGGCTAAAAATCCCTAGTATTTCAGGAGTAAACTAATGAACACACTTACTATCATCAAGAAGCAGATCCAGAAAGCAGCTGCACTACACGATGCTCAGATTGCTATGACCACCTATCGTGGTGTCAAGTATGAGTGTCAGCAAGGTGGTGAAGAAGTTCATGGAACTTTCTGCTATCGCGGTCACTCTTACGCTAAGTGATCGTCATGGAAGCACTACAAATCGCTGGGATCGTATCCCTTGGTTCAGTAGCATTCCTCACTCTCATCTACGGCGAAATGAAATTTTTGTATAGATGAGGAAAAATTGAATAAATTCTAAAGCGGGTCTGGCACCCGCTTTTTTTGTGCTATAATATGGGGGTACACAGAGGTGGCATGAATCACTCTGAAATCTGGCGGGAGCGGTACGAAGCCCTCCTTCGATGGGTCAAGAAAACTTCTCCCAACATCACTGAAGCAACACCCGAAGACTGGGAAGACTTCTGGTACAGTCCAGAGGCAAACGGCACATGGGGAATCGCAGAGGAGAAAGAAGTTTCTCCAGAACTTCAATTCCACTTGGATCGCATCAAGCATCTAGAGGAGGAAATCACAAAGTACAAGCAAGAAATTTCAATTCTCAAAATCTACCTAGAGGGCCGTGGTTATGACATCTGATCAACTTCGTGAACAACTCATCACTAATGTTGAAGAGTACTTCTGTGAGCGCATCACAGATCTATTTGATGATGAGCGTCCCAAAGATGCTGATAGTTTCTTCAAAGAGTTTGTTGTGAATGGTGCTGAACCAGAAGAGTGGGCGTTTATCAATGATCTTACCAATGTTCAGTGAGGGAATGGAGGTTGAGTATGACGGTGATTACGGTACGGTTGACTTTATACATACTCAATATATCACAATAAAGTTGCCAGGAAAAGAAGGCAGATCTAGTCCCAGACTGGTCATATTTCCACAATTTTTTGATAGAGTAAAAATTCTGAAAGACAGTGAAAAATGAAATTCATTGGATTACGATTAGATGCACATGGTGCTAATGTAACATACACGGATGGTCCTAAGATCAAATATTGTGAAATTGCAAGAGATTTGCAAATAAAGCACTTTGGATATCATAATGACATGACATCCTGGATGTACCTTCTAGACAGATGGGGGGTAAATCCTAAGGATATTGATGCTGTCTGCATTTCATTTGATCCACAAGTTCATCCAGAACTTGAACCAAATTATGAAATGTTAGCTGAGGTGATGGAGATACCAGTATTGGTTGAGTGTGGATTTGAATGTCCAATTTGGAGAATAGAACATCATCTGGCACATGCTCTTAGTTTATGGCCTCTGAATAAAGATATTAAACATCATTTTGTTTTTGATGGGTTTGGTGATGATTATGTAACTCATTCTAGATATACTATTACCGAAACAAAACACGGATATTCTTATCAAAAAGATAGATCATATCATAAAACTGAACTGGTAAGTTTGGGTGTTATCATGGCAGAAGTTGCCATGTCGATGAATATTTCTGGGATCATGGACGATCTGCCAGGCAAACTAATGGCCTTGAGAGGTATAATTAATCATTACAGTATAGAAAAACGAGAAAGAATTATTGATGCTTTATCACAACTTACAATACGTGATCTTGATAATGTTTGGGGAACTGGATGCTTTAGTAAACTAGATTTTGAAGACGCAGTGGACGCTGTTTCTGTTTCTCACCAAGCGACTGAAAATATATTTGCAAATTATTTTTCTACTGTATGTAAACGTAGATTTAAAGATCAAGACTGTATTGGATATAGTGGTGGAGTTGCTCTGAATACTGTTATCAACTCCAAAATTAAGAAAAAAATTCCTAATTTAATAATCCCACCACATACTAACGATACTGGAATTAGTCTGGGTTGTGTTGAACTCTTGAGACAACAATATAATCAGGAACCATTTGATAATACTGGATTTCCTTTCTGGCAAGATGATGAGGCTCCACCAAATGAACCAACTGATGAAACTATTAGAGAAGTCGCTGAAAATTTAGCAAACAATAATATTGTTGGTTGGTATCAGGGTCATGGTGAAATTGGACCTAGAGCATTAGGGCACAGAAGTATTTTGATGAATCCTTGCCATCCTGATGGGAAAGACTGGATTAATGAAAGAGTCAAGGATCGAGAATGGTATAGACCATTTGGTGCATCAGTGTTAGAAGAAGAAGTATCAGATTATTTTCATTGGCAGGGTCCATCAGAATATATGCTGTTTGTTATGGAGTTGAGGGAACCAGAAAAGTATCCTGCTATTTGCCACTACGATAATACATGTAGAGCACAAACTGTAAATGAATCAAATGGTGCATATTATAAATTAATAAAAGAGTTCCAAAAAATTACTGGAATTCCAATGCTATTGAATACATCTTTGAACAAGGGTGGAAAACCAATTGCCGCTAGAAAGGGAGATGCATATGATCTCTTCTTTAATACTGGTATGGATTCATTGGTATTTGGAAACAACATTATTTACAAGTAACGATTATGTCTAATGGAAACGCTTATGTTGATAGAGTCTGGTATTCAGTAATCTGGAAAGATACTGGAAAAAAATACTGCGACTGTGGATGGGAAATGGATGCACAAAGGATTGTCTCCAACCGACCACATCTTCTTACATATGTTCGTAACGATCACTATCTTTATGGACAAACTGTTGATGTTACTCCACAACCAGCACTTCCAACTAATGAAATTGTTGTGAACATGGACGGTGGTGTTGGTGGTTCGTGGGAAGAGAGGGAACTAGAACCAGCTACCATAAAAATAGAGGGGCAAGAATTGCCAATTCAGCAATCCCTACCCCAAAGTAATCAGAAACCTTTAGATCTTCAATAACCTAGAAGTTCATAGTCTTTTGCATAGTATTCTCTTACAAATCCTTCAAGAGATTCTGGAATTTTAGCAGTTTTCATTTCTTCTTCTTTTTGCAGATATCCCATATCACTTGCTTCAATTTGTAAAAGATCAACAACAGGTTCTCCATTAGATTCTAAAACTATGGGAATATCAAAGTTTTCTCTAAACCATTCAACGAAATTAAGATCAAAACCATCCTCAAATCTCCAGATCAGTTCATCTCCAACTAAAAACTCATGTTGTGGTGTTAACCAATTTCCCCAATAAGCAAATTTGGTTCTTGCTAAATGCATGAACTTGTCAAAGCCCTCTTTGGTTGAAACCATTTCAAGAACTTTATGAAAATCGTATGAGTTTGAAGTAAAGCAGCATGTTATACCAAGAGCTGAAATAAATCTTTGATATGGATCTCTAACTACAGCAAATCTGTGAGTGCAATTATCAAATTCCTCCATATTTTGGTATATTGCTTTATGTGCTGTTTTGATTCTAACACCATTATGTTCTTCCCATTGGAATTGTAAACAGTCTTCTGAATCGAGTTCAAAACTTGTGAATTCTGAATTTGGAGGCCAATGTTGAACTTCAAATTGTTCGACTTTAATTGCATGTGCCATCATTAGATTGGCAACAAATTTACCAGCACATCTTGGAATGTGAACATGATGAATCTTTTTGTCTTTAAATTTGATAATACTCATTTTTCCTGCTAAAATTCAAATAGTAATTCTTACTATATATCATTCATAGAGGTTAACTTTCTAAATGACTTTTACCGTCTATTCAAAGAACAATTGCCCATATTGCAGTAAAGTCAAAGATCTGTTTGACTTGACAGAACAACGTTACGTGATCTATACTCTTGATGTAGATTACACCAAAGAACAATTTTATGACGAATTTGGGGAGGGTAGCACATTCCCTCAAGTGACCACAGAAAAAACAAAAATAGGGGGCTGCAGTGAAACCATCAGATACCTCAGAGAGCAAAAAATCCTCTGAAATCCCTATAAATAGAGGCGTAGAACTAATTCTTAACGGAGTCAAAAAACCAAAGCAGTTACTTGATCTGGACTTTGCACAGAAGTTCAGATTTTTTAAAAAAGAATTATCGATTAAGTTTAAGTTTTCTTTTGATGTAAGAAAACAGAAAGTCTAGGAGAGGAACCATGTTAGCAGTCTCACTTGTTTTAGGATCATTCCTTATGATCGGTGCCTTTCTTACGGGATCTATTGTTGGATGGATTGTAAGAGAGAACGTAATATCATTCAATGTTCCTCAGGGGTTGCACCCAGAAATGTACGACGAAGATGGAGGAGTCCTTCCTGACCAACTAATCGCATTCCGCTTTGAAAACGGATTTATTGACGACGAAGAAGATTATGACTAAACTTGGAGTTTAATTATGGCAAAAAAATTACCACCCAATCCACTACAATCTGAAATTTTACAAGCTGTATCCAGCGCAAAAACCAAAGCGGCTAAGATTAGCTTACTGAAAGAGTATCGTAATCCCGCTTTGGTTTCTCTTCTCATTTGGAATTTTGATGAGTCTATTAAGAGTGCCATCCCAGAAGGTGATGTGCCATATACACCTAGCGACAAACCAATTGGTGATGGAGTCTCTAGACTTGTCAGTCAACAACGAATGTTCTATAATTTCGTTGAGGGTGGAAACGTAGATCTCACTCGTACCAGACGTGAAGCCTTGTTCATTGAATTACTTGAGTCTCTGCATAAAGAGGAGGCAGAACTTCTATGTTTAGTAAAGGATAAAGAAATTGGAAAAAAATATCGAATCACAAGAAACGTTGTTGCCGAAGCCTTCGAGGACATCGTATGGGGAAATCGCACCTGATTTCATGACTTGGACCGAGGAAGAAAAATCTCTAACTAAACAGAGATACGGATGTACAATCTTAATGACAGATTGTAGTCCATCTGATGCTAACGATAAAAGTCTTCCTACGGATGCATTCCTAGTAGAGTATCAAATTGACGGTGAGACTTTTTATGATATCACCAGAACTCAAAAAGAAGTCAAACTTTTTGATATGTACTATGATAAGTTTGGGAAGGGTTTTGTGAAGTTCTCATGGACAAAGGGAACAATCAAACCTAAACTTTGGGGATACAAACCCAAGGAGGAAAAGAAAAAACGTTGAGGTTATGCTAAAATGTATGAGGAATTGAATTGCTTTGAGGAAGCTCTAAAGCATTTCGGTACAAGAGTTGAGGTTATCTGTGCCATGGAACTTGGTGGTAGAATCAATGCTGAGGATGCCTATCAGATGATCAAAGAAGAACTCAAAGCAGTGAAAAAATGTCGTAAACTTTTCAAGAATGAATCATGTTAAACTGATCTCTGTCACTCCTGATGCAGAGAAAAAT